CTTACTGACCGCTAGATCAATCATGTCTGCGTTCAGTATCGCACCCTTGCCAGCCACCCAGTAGTACCCGATGCCGTGGTTGGGGATCGGCGGGGCCTGCACGTCGGCCCACACGGTGTTGCGTCCTGTGAACATTCTTAAGTCGCAGCGATGCACCGCCGAGTAATAACGACGCAGGTGATGTGCGGCCTTACCCGCACGCTCTGGATCGACCGGCTTCGCGATCACCTTGGGGGGCGGCGCTGGGATGGCTGGGTCTTTTGGACGCGGCGGCCTGCGACCGGGCAGGGGTAGCGGATCAATACCCGTCTGCGCGATCAGGATCGACAGGCGGTATGGAGACAGGCGGTACTTGCGGCGCAGCTCGGCATGCGTAAGGGTCGGTGCGACCTGCGCCCAGTCGTCAGGGATTTTGCCCTCAGAGACTTCCTCTCGCAGGCCGTTCTCAATGCACCAGCGCACGATGGTGCTCCAGCCGGTCCTGTAGTACGTTCTGGCGGCCACGGAGCCTATTCGCTCGTATACCTCCTTAAAGTCCTCCGGACAGGCTCTGGAGTGCCCACCGGGCGATCTGAGGCCAAAGGCAAGCTCAAGCTCTCGCAGGCGGTTCTTGCCCACTTGAAAGTACTTCTCGCGCTGCTCTGAGGGCACCTCGGCGTAGTACTGCTCGGCGAACTCTTTTTTTCGTTCGTCTGTCCAGACGATGGTGATTGGTCTGGTCATGTCTATTCCTCCACGCAAACGAGGCCGCACTCGGCGTCGTATTCGTCGTCAATGGTGTCAAAAAGGTGGGGTTGGGCTGCGGTGTAGGCGGCCAAAGTGGAGTAGCTTTCGTCTTTGTTAAATTGTCGCGTAGGCGTTTCCTGATCGGCCCACCACTGGGCAGTTCCGGGGCGTTCTTGCTCAATGACCCGCAGGATTTTTCGGCCCTTGAGAAAGCACATATCGCAGTTGCCCTCGTAACCCTTTAGGCCAAGGTCAAAAGACTGCGCGGCCCAAAAGTCCATCACATCGCGCTTGGTGGCCCGAGCCTTGTCCATTGGGCAGACGGTGATCCAAGGCGATTTGCCAGCTTCATTACGGGCATACGCCTTAAGGCAGCGGTGGCCTTCGTCATGTCGCAATCCAACTACGTTTTTCCATGTTGTCCAGCCAAGGCGCTGTTCAACAAAATGACGAATTGTGTTGACCTTAAGTTCCTCGGTGCAAAACCTCATCATGGAATTAGGTGCAAAATTTTTGTACGCGATAAGCGCGGCAAACGGTTCGCCATTGCGGCTAGCGGTCTGCGCCCGAACCTCGCGGAACCGATCTGGCTTTGGTCCCTTGTTGCTGACAAATTCCAGCCACCGGATGTCAACGCCAAAGTTGATCCCGCAGGCATCGACAAAATCCAAGGTCTCTCCACGCTCTTTGCCTGTGTTGGCAAATGCCACCACCACATCATTGGGAAGCCCCCCCCGTGTGCCTCAACAATTTTGTGAAGCATGTAGCCGGAGGTTCGCCCCCCGCTGAACGAAATGATCGCCGGACCTTCTATTTTATATGGGGAGGCGGTCATCTCACCACCCCAAAACAAAGACAACAAAGCCAGCGGCAACAGCCGCCAGCAGGACGGTGACGATCTCAATCACCCAGTTGATAGGCTGTTCCATTTCGGCGACCTCGTAGGCTAGAAGGGGCATGTGGTTGTTCTCGCTCATCTCAATACCTCCTCATAAACGAGCCGAGGTAGGCATCGTGCGTGCAATGATAGCAAAGGCTCTCACCCTTGTGGTTCTCGCCGCGCTCGGCAGCCTTAAAAATGTAGTCGTCGCACTCGACGCAGGACCAGATGGTCTCGGTGCTGTAGGTCTGGCCCTCGTGGTCGATCAGCAGCTCAAGCCAGCCGCTTGATGCGAACTCGGCGATGTCTGCGGGGGTTAGGGGTTCTGGGTCGGTCATTGGGGTTCTCCGTGTTATTTGTTGAGAAGATAGAAACCAAACAAAATCGCCATCCAACAAGCCGCCATGAGGGCCGTGGCCACCATGTCCCAGATGGTTGATCTGGATGGGCGGGCGCGGAATGGGTCTAGGATGAAACGGGGCTTGGGCTTGGGCTGGTGAGCCAGTTCGTAAGCCGCCAGATCGCGGGCATACTCGCCTTCCTTGATCGGGCTCCAAGTGAAGCCATCTTCCGATTTGGCGAAGAAGTCTGGGCCTGTGAGATAGTGGTCGTTGCCTAGGCGTTTGTAAAATTCAATTTGGCCTAAAGGGCCATGTTTCGGCGTGTTGGTCATTACATTCTCCTTACAAATCTAGTTGGGTTAGCTGACAGGCGGGCCGCCCTGTACGCCGCGATGACGTACTCTGGGGGCGGAGCGGCGGGGCGCAGGAGGGTGAGTTGGGGAGGGGTTAGGGAGATCACCGCTCCCATCCCCGATCAATAGCCAGAGCCTCATCCAGAAGCGTGTTGTACAACGTATCTAGCGTCGAGAAGCGCGCCGCATAGATCGCCCGATCATGCAAGTAGGCTTCGTTCTGGCCGATGTAGTTGCGACCGTTAGGCTTGGTCTCGGACATCAGCTTCATGGCCTCACGCAGGGCTGGTAGGACGGCTGCGCGGTCGTTGACGAGGGTGTCGCGACGGTCGCCGCTGATGGTTATGAAGGGGGTCATTAGGTCGGTCATGGTGGTCTCCGTGGTTGGTCCGGTATCTATGCTCCTGCAATCGGATGCTTGCAAGCAGATAATTGCATGAAGGCCAAAATTTGTTCTTTGGCATCCTCCGCCCCAAGGCACACCATCCAAGTGTGTCCGCACTCGTCGATCAGATAATCCCGCCAGTCCTTCTGTTCCTTCGATAGGGAGCCGCCCTTGGTGCGCTTCATCTCGACCCAGAGCAGGTGCTTGGGGACGAACAGGTCGGGCACCCCGGCGCTGACGCCCTCGACCTTCAGCTTGGCGGCTGTGGTGCGAGATCGAAAGCCGCCGTTGGGGATGGCGAAGATGCGGCAGGGCTCGTACTTGCGGCGAAACCACGAGACCAACTCGCGCTGCTCCTCGTGCTCCGTGGGGATGCGCGCTTCACTCAAAACGGTATCCCCTGCCACCACGAGGCGCACTGATCGGCGGTGTTCACGAACTCCAACGGTGGATACATATCAAAAGCCATACACTTCCCGCCCACGTCGTAGTGGTCGCAATTGTGGCAGCACTTTGGCGGCCCAGCATCTCGCCACTTCTCCCACTCAACCAAAAAATCCGGCTTAAGCGCTCGCGCCATGGTCCCAGCTCCTCTTCATCACTTTGTAAAATTTACCGTCCTTGGTGTACTCAATTTCACTCGGATAGTATCCACCATTCATGCGATCTGCCCAGTCATCAAGGTCCTCCGCACCGGCAAGACTGACCTCCGCGTGCCGAGCGATTTTCTGAAACATGGTCAAGGCCTTCTGACCGGCGTACCCCTCGTGGGTCACGGGCAGGTACTCAGTCACGCTCGGATCGGACAGCGCGCCGTAGTAGGTCACGGCCAGCATCTCCTTGCCGCTGGCGTTTGAGATGTGCTTACGCCAGTTCCAACTGGTCAACTCCATGTCCCTACCGCGCTCGCCCATGATGTCGTCTTGGTGCAGCCTCAAGGGTGGCGGCTCCTTGATCGGAAATGGCTCCTCGCAGTTTGGGCAGACCTTGACGCTGATCGGCACCAGCTCGTGGCACTTCTCGCACGCCTTCACAGGAGCCTCGCCCAGACCCTCCCCCTTAGGCTTTCCGGGGTTGATCCTTGTGATGGGTCCGTGGGTCTGCACGACCCGCGCAAAGTCCAGAACGAGGCAGTGGTCGGTGTGGCTCTTGATCCGCATGCCACGCCCAGCCATCTGGACGTACAGGCTGGCGCTCATGGTTGGGCGCAGCATGGCGATCAGGTCGATGTCCGGATAGTCAAATCCGGTGGTGAGCACGTTGGCATTAGTCAGGGCGCGGATTTTACCGGCCTTGAAGTCGGCCAGAATGCGCTCGCGCTGGGCCTTGGGCGTTGTCCCGGTCACGCACTCGGCCTCGATGCCGTGGGCGTTGAGGGTGTCTGCCACGTTCTGGGCGTGGTCAACGCCCGTGCAGAAGAAGAGCCAAGCCTTGCGGTCCCCGGCCCACTCAATAACCTCCTCGACCACGGACAGGTTATTCTTGGCCGTGTCCACAGCCGCCTGAAGCTCGGCCTCGATGAACTCCCCACCCCTCTTGTGGACGCCAGACGTGTCGAAGGAGGTCTTAGTGAACTTGCTTCTGAGGGTCGATAGGTGCCCCTTGTGGATCAACTCTTCAATGGTCACCGGCTCAATGATGGCGTGGAAGAGCGCCGAGCCCTCCGTGATCATGCCGTGCCCTAGGCGATAGGGCGTGGCTGTAAGCCCGACGACCCGCATAGATGGGTTGATCTTTTTGAGGTCAGACAGGAACCGCCTGTATCCCCCCTCGTCCTTGTGGCTGACGAGGTGGCACTCGTCGATAATGACGAGGTCGATGTGGCCCACCTGATCGGCCTTCTTGCGGATCGACTGGATGCCCGCGAACGTGATGGGCTCGCCAAGCTGCCTGAGCCTCAGCGCAGATGAGTAAATGCCCATGGGCGCTCCGGGCCAGTGTTGGCGCATCTTCTCGGCGTTCTGCTCAATAAGCTCCTTGACGTGGGTCAGCATCAAGATGCGCTGATCTGGCCAGCTTTGCAGCACGTCCTTGCACAGGGCGGCCACGATATGGCTCTTGCCTGATCCGGTGGGGAGGGACAGGCAGGGGTTGCCTTCATTGCCCTTTCCGAACCAGTCGTAGAGTTGGTCGATCGCGCGTTGTTGGTAATCTCTTAGCATCAGCCCACCACCTTCGCGCCCGGAAAGGCCTCTCTAACTGTCTTCACAAATGGCGTCTCACAGGCGTCCGGGTTGGTCACGATCTCCTTACTGGTGTACCCACCCGGCCCGTTGACCACCTGTCGCCCGTCGATGTCCCAAGTCACGCTCAGGCCATCTTCGCTTGGCGTCATTGGCCAAGGCACCAGATCGGGGTGGATGACGTGGTCGTCGCAGCCCTCGTGCTGGAAGTCTTCGGGGATGGCGTCGGCCTCGTGCCGCTCGCAGCGCCACGTGCTGTCGGCCATGGACGTGCTGTGCGCGCAGGTGCGGCAGTTGGCGTGCTTGGTCGGCTCGGCCTTATGGCAGAAGGCGTGCGCCGGACAGAACTTGCACTGGAACCACGAGGGGTCAGTGCTGATAGGTGGGGGTAGCCGATCTGCCA